TACCGAACCCTCAACCGTTGTGGATATTTGGGCTTGGTATGTTAGCCATTCGGCTAATGATTGGAATTCGTATTTTGAAAAGGTCATAAGGTGGTTAATGTTGTGCAATCGGTGTCCGATAGTGGTGTGGGATAGAGTGCCATTTGTTGGATGAAATAAGGAATATATCCATCAGAACATTTCAAAAACTGCATTGCGGTTGGTGTGAACGATGTGGCAGAAACAACCTTTGTGCCATTTGCGAATACATCCGCAGTACTACCATTCCATTTGATGGCAAGTTTGGTCGTGTCGGTTGTTGTGGTGTATAATGGTATTCCCGAACCGCTAACCCATTTAGATACTACTAATCTTCCAGTTCCTATATTTCTTATGTTAATTCCATTAAGATAACTCGAAGAATCTGAATCTATGAATAATCCAGTTGCAAGATTATCCCTTGTATAACTGATGTTATTCCTCAACTCCACAAACCAAGTACCCCCACTGCTTGTAATCAAACCATTGGTGTAGATGTTATTGCGTGAGAATGAATCCGCAATACGGGTGGCTGATGCGGTGGTTGTTTTTATATATGTTGTTGCGTACGCTCCCATAATTTTATTTGTTTAAGTATGTCCATTTTCTATTTGCTGAATTGTAACCAAAACGAATTGCCAACCTTACTGCGTGTTTGCTTAACCCGTGTGCGTATGCGGCTTCTTTTGCCGTTGAATAAACATTTCCAAATTCATCAACAACGGGTTTCATTTTGCTTTCTTTTGCCTTTCGGTCTTTGTCAATAATTTCTTGAGTTCGTTTTTTTATTTCTTTTGGGAAACGATTTAACGCCCTTGAGTGACGGATATTTTCACTATGTGTACACCACTCTAAATTCTCGACACAATTATTTAAACGGTTGCAATCTTTGTGGTTTACCTCATTTTTATTTTCGGGGTTTTCAATAAACGCCTTTGCCACCAATCTATGAGCCAACTCATATTTTCTTTGTCTGCTACCAATACTCATTGAATAGCATACATAGCCATTTTTATGATAAATTGGTTTCAATATGAATTCCCCGTTTCTCAATTTTCCAGTGTTGCTAATTTCGTACTTGTCGTTTACAAATTTCCAAATTTCCATACTACAAATATAGTGCATATTGTTGGTATAATTACGCAACCTTATTCACATTGTGCGCCCCAAATATAAATTGACGCAGTGCCGTTACCCGTATAAACATTGGTCGCATCTGCACTTGCGGGATAAATTCCCAAAGTATTTGCACCCGCTGCCGTAGTTGCAGTAATAACACAACGATACCACCCATTACCAACGCTTACTATTGAGGCGGTGGCTGCGCTTCCAACAGTCCCAACCGTTCCATTTGATAAATTAAAATAAGCGGATGCGTTTGCAGTACTCAACAAGGCAATTTGTATCCAACTTCTATTCGCTGCCTTTGCATATACTGAAAAGGTCTGCGCTGCTGCCGTCAATGTAACACCTTGCGAAACTGGATGTGTAGCACTTGCCGTTGTATCTTCAACCAATGTGTCTGCCGTTGTGTTTCCATCGGGAGAAACAACGCTATTTGCAGTTATTGAACACCTTGTTTTAGCCCAAGCCGCATTATCAAAATCCTCACTATACAACGCCAAATTCGTCCTCTGCGGCTCTAACAACAACGCAGGACAACTGCCGTACATATAACTCAAACGGGGTACATTCAACCTATCGGTTGTGGGGAAATAGGTTTGGGCTGAACTGCCTTCTACTAATTGTGCGCCCCAAATGTACATTGCATCATTTGTCGGATTTCCAAATAAAAGGCAAGGCGTCAATGTCCAAGAAGTACTTGTTACATTTCCCGTCAATGATAATCTAAACCATCCATTTACCAATTCTTGATAAGATGATGAAATAAAATTTGCACCATTATTTGTAAATGTTTTTGTAACAAAATTAAAAGTAGTGTTTGCGGTATTACCAGCATTGTCCAATCTTAAAATTACTTCGCTACCTGTAATTGGTTTAATATAGACACTTAATGTGTGTACTCCTGTGGTTGTATATGGAGATGAATTTGTTTGTACTTGTGATACCGTATTAACACTTGATGTTTTTGTAAATGTATCCGCAGTTAAAGTTCCATTTGGTGCAACAATAGTATTAGTTGTAAGTGTACCAAGTGATTTTGTCCAATACGCATTATCAAAAGTTTCACTTTGTTGCAACAAATTCCACGGCACTCTTTGAATCAACCCATTGGCATTAGTACGCCAAGCATCACTCGCCCGTGTCCAAGTTAAATCACCGTTTCCGTTTGTGGGGATTTCGGCATATGCTTTGCCACCTTTGTATCCGCTTGGAATGAGCAACAAAGATGCTGTTTGTAATAACGAACTAACCGCATCCACACAAGAACCCGCCTCAGTTACTCCACCATCGGCAACAACCCGACTTTGGTAAGCCGAAAAAATCCCTTGGGCATAATTGGAACGATTGATTCCAACGCCCAACCCTATGCCCATTCTCATTAATAGCCGATTACAGAACCCGAAGAAGTTACAAAGCCCGTAATTTTCAAGCCGTTACCCGCAGGTAAGTATGCACCTTGCTTGAATGTAACGCCACTCATACCACGTGCAGACAATACGTTCACGCCATTGATAGAGAATGAAGTAAAGACGGTGTCTTCTTGTGGGATAACTGCGTTGTATGATACGCCTGTAACCGTTCCCGAGCCATGACGAGTGAATGACCCGCCACCTGCGATGATGTCTGTTGAAGTACTCATGTTGTGTAGATTTTTTCTGTTAGTGTTGGTGTGTATTGTGTGCTACTAGTTGTGGTTTCTACTTTGAGAATACCTGTTTCGCATAGTGTCCCACCGCTTGTAGAGACGCTATATTCATGCTCTCCCTCTAAAAGAGTAGCAGTAGTACCCTCGATGAATTGAAATTGATTGTAGCGTTCTGTATGCGTTGAAACATCGCTCAAAGTTCTAGTGACTTGAGTGAATGTTTGTCGATGCGTAAAGGTGAAGACGTAAGACGATGCACTCGCAATCTCTGTGAGTGTCAAGTACCAATACTTCGTTTGACCTTTGTTGATAGTTAGCATCTTAAATGAATAGCATCAATAAAAAGATGTAACAAAAAAGGGAGAGCCAAAGCCCTCCCAATTCTGAAAACTAATATGAATCAAGAACAATTACAAATGTACGTTAAATCTTTAACGCAGTAACTACGCTAGATTGTAATTTGTAAGGTGCTTCCGCTTCGATTGCTGACAAAGTCACTTCGTAACCATTTGAATCACCCATAGCAGTTCCGCTATTTGCAACCATTGCAGTCACATCGCATCCATACTCGTTACCTACTAACCAATACGCATCGTTGTTGTCACGCACGATTGTGTACGTACGACCTTGAGCGAGAAGTTTCATCTCGTTGCGCTTAGTAGTAGACAAGCGACGCAATTTGAATGCTACGTCACATTGATTGAAAGTAGTACCGTTCTCGACGCTCACGTTTGTAGTGTTAGTCAATGAGCCAGTACCTTTAGGCAATTCATAAGTATAAACATCACCACTTACTACGGTGGTTGCAGTAACTTCGCCACTCGCAATAGTGAATTTTGAAGCATTCCACGAAATCAAGTGGATGCTCTTGATACCTCCGATTGAATCTTTACAATCTAGAGTGAAACCTTGAGTGAGAAGACAAGCCATTGTTTATGTTAGATTAGAGGGTGAAGTAAACGATTTCGGCAGGGTAAGCAACTTGAACACCGTATGCAAAAGTAGTACGGAAACGAACCTCGTCGTTGTCCTCAGAATACCACAATTTGTAAACTTCTTCTTCGTTTGCCAAGTCAGTACCTACAAAGAAGTTGCTCAAAGAACCCATAACCAATTTGTTAGTACCTGTCAAACCACCAACCGCAATCAATTTTACGTTTGTGCCAGGGTAAACCAACTCCATAGTTTGTGGCGCATCGGCAACGTAGTGATACAAGTTAGCGTTCTTCAAGTTTACAAGCATCAATTTGAAAGCATCAACACCCAAGAAGCAAACCAAGTCAGTTTTGGTAGCAACTCGTGCAGGTAACTGAGCATACATCTGGTCTAGAATATCGTCGATGTTTGTATTTGAAATTGAAGTGAAAGTAGTAGGGTTAGCATTTCCCAAAGTAGGAGAAGCGTTTGAAATTACTTTTACGAAACCATCGAAGCGGTTGATGTTAGGGTTGCCACTTGCGGTGTCACCTTGCCACATTGCAACTTCTAAAGTGTCGGCGATAACTGCAGATTTTTCTGCGCCGATTTGCTCTTCAAAAGGAATCATAGTAGGAGAACCTGGCATGATTTGGGTTTGCATCCACTTTGCTTCCAAAGTCTTAGGACACAAGGTTTCTTCTACTTTTACTGCACCAACGGTGATAGTACGCTGAGTGAAAGTAGTAGAACCGCTAGGGTTGTAACCACATCCGTCGGCTTGGAAGAAAACGGTAGAGTTCAGCAAGTTCAAAGTAGCGGAAGACTTAACGCCTACCTGTACTTGACCTGCGCTTTGCAAGGTTGAAGCGGTTTTAGAACCGAACAACGCTTTTACCAACAAGTCAGTAGACTGCTCATTGGTGTAATTGGCGAGAGAAGATACAACGAATCCCATAGTATTATTTTTGTTTTTTTATTTGGTTTATTTCTTTAATGCGTTTGCAAATTTCTTCAAGTTCTCGAACTGAGACTCTACTTTACTAGGTGTGTGAGGTTTCTTGGTAGGTTCG